TTCCTCATTCATATCTCTTGAATTTTGTAGCCCCATCGCAGGTACTGCTCTAAGGTCTCAGGTTGTTCATTCTCTTTATAAGCAAAGTTGAGCTGCCATAAAAAGCCTTTCTCATCCATCCCCATGTAGCACCATGTGCCACCCTCTGGCTCTACTTTATCTTCAAGCCACATTCTATAGTACTTTGTGTATTTCATTTTTTCTCAATAAAGTATTTGTAATAAATATCTCGTTTTACAGTGTACTCTAGCTTTTCAAATAGCTTAAAGTATCGGTACACTGTTCTTTCACTTGTATCTAAGTACCTGGATATTGCCATCACTGTTCTCGGTTTTTCCTGCAGCATAGCTAATAGCCTTAGTACCCTATATATTTTGTGTTGGTTCATTAGTCTAATCTTTTAGGGTCATTAACTCCTTTGAATAGGTTGCTTGTAGTAGCTATCATGCCGGTAGCTTTCATAAAGTCAACCTCAGCCTTAGCACTGTTTATCACTGAGTTAGACAGGTTAGAAATTGCCTGAGCCTTTTCTACCTCAGTAGATAGTTGTTCAGGTGTTAGCTCATCATCATTTAATCTCTCTAGAGCTGCAAAGAGGTGATCTCTAAGATCGTTCATTCGTTTCTTGCCATTGTTTATTGTTTTATTAAGTTTACTTTTTAATTTCATGACCTGCTGTAGCTCCATTGGGAACCTTTGGATGCTGTTCCTAGTCATGTTTTTGTTCATTGGTATGCACTCCAGGTTGCTCAGCTCTAAGTTCATGGTGTTGCCATCAATAAACCTAACTATGTGCTTAGGAGGGATTGGTCCATTAGCCTGCTCCCACATCAACCGGTGCGTTAATACCCATACGCTATCTGCTATCTTAGTGTAGTGATACAATCTACCTGCTGTATCTTTACGGATGCTAGTTGCATTGGCCTCCCTAGTATTGAATGGCTTATTGCCTTTCTTAAACATGGTAGCAGCTGCATTTGTTTGCAGTAGGTTAGGACATTTCATGCCTTTGTTGAATGGAACATGACCTTTCGCATACCTGGTATTCTTACCTGCGTTTAATATCAGGGATCTATTGATTGCTTTCTTTGTCTTAGGGTCTTTCTTTATCCCTCTTTTGTACGTTCTATTGTACACTTGGGATGCAGTCAACCCTAGGTACTCACCTAACATCTTAGTAGGGATGTATGGGTATAGTATTTCTAGTATCTTATCTTGTCGCATACTTTCTCAATTACAAAGTGTCCGTAAATATGAGTTCCTGCTGCCCTGAACTGTTGGAGTTTCCAATGGCAGAGTGCTTTGGTAGGGAACTCATAGCTTTCTGCGAGCCTGCTTTCATAGAAGTATAGTAATCTGTACATGTGTTTTTGCATTTTAAGTATTCTAAATATAGGGAGGTATTAAAGGAGCCCCCCTTATCTCCTGCGAATGACTGCTTGGTCCACCATCTAGCCATCTCTGATATATCTCTATGCATCATACCTCCACTCATCCTCATCAAAGTCATCATTCAACTCCTGCATATCTCTTACAAGGTTGGTATCCTGGATGCACCACATGATCTCTTCCTTGAGTTGGTCAAGTTCGGTATCAGTTAGGATGTAGTCAAGCTCCACCTCACCAATCACCTGAGTAGCTAACACGTTGCTAATATCAACCTCATAGCTTTCATCGGTTATGTTAGTTATTTTGAACTCACATTTACCATGCACATCATCATAGTCAAAATAAGCTACGTCAATTCCTATTGTTACTTGCATATCATTAAGATTAAAGTGTGATACATTGCTACCATGGTACCCACGACCACAGCAAAGCTTGCTACTACATTCAATAATTCTTTTTTCATCGGTTAGCGTTTAGAATGGTTAAAAAATCTTCGGTGTTATCTAGTGCTGTCTGAGTCATTTCCTCAGTAGCTTCAACAAGCAGCTGCTCTAGGAATAAAGCAAGTGCCTCTGCGTTGTTTTCGTGTGTCTTGATAAAGTCAAGGGCTCTTTCAAACTGTTTCATATATCATTTTTAAGTGTTAATACCTTACAAAGATATACAAAGTTTCATATATGCAAACAATTTTGCATAATTTTCCACAAATTTAGAATCATTCTAAATAAGGAATATCACATAATGTTGGTGAAAATCACTTAATAGAGCCTATAAGCTTAAATAATCTCCGCAAAAATACGTCTATAAACTCACGATATTTGTTTACGCGTGTAGAGATATTCCTGATACTTAGTGAATACCAGGTGATTAATTTTGTAGTGCTTTTTGCAGTCCTTGCATAGTATCCAATGGTGTACAGTTCCTGCAGCTGTGACTACTTTCTTATTGTACTTAACATTTATTCCTGCACATTCAGGGCACTCATACTTTTCTCCTCCGTATTGGATGGCATAATTATGGTTTACAATGGCATAGCTGTTGAGTTTATCAAATACTGCCTCAAGTACCTCAACATCCATCTTACAATAGGCCACCATCTTATCCAGTGCCTCCTGATCTTTGCGAAATACTATATCTTTCCACAGGTCAAGGCCTCCTGTCTCCATCTTAGCACCTACCTTAAGTAGCTTAGCTATATAGTCAAGCTTGTTGCTATTAAAATTGAAGTACTTTTTAGCCCATTTAAGAGTGTCTATGGTCTTAGGTGATGGCATAAACTGAATGCCATGGAATAAAGCTCTTGTGCGTATCCATTTGAGGTCAAATCTATCCCCATTGTGAGCTACAATTTCATCTGCTTGAGCTAGGACCTTGACAAACTTCTCAATCATTTGCTTATCACTCTGACTTTTGGACCATGTTAGGCTGTGAATTTCATCCTCACCCTCCCATTTGTAGCAGATGCAGATGATTGCACGCTCATGAATGATATCACCCGGGTTGATTGTTAGGTTGTATCCTGTCCTCCAGAACACACCGACATTGAAAGAGGTCTCAATGTCATAAAATAGACGTTTTCTCATAGCTTAAATAGCAGGGCAATCCTATCTAGGAGCCCCTTTTGTATTAGAAATCTTAGGAGTATCCCTAGAATAAACGCAACAATCACAGGCCACCATAGTATTTTGTACTTAACTACCTCTTTAGCTTGAGCAGTTTTATAGATAGTCTTACCTCGTATCCTTTCAACCCTTGTTTTATATCTATACTCAATCCTTGTTTGCCATCTAGTCTTAGGTACATACACGTTATTGAATTGTATCACCGTATCCTTAGTGGTGTAGAACTTTTCCCATACTATAGTGTCATTCTTAATAACAGGGAATGAGTCAACAGTAGATATCCGGATGGTGTCACTATCCTGGACTAACTGCAGTCCGTTCTTTAATGCTTTCTTGTAGTGCCATTGAGCTCGCTTAGGAGCTGAGCATGATAGCAGGATGAGTATAGGTATTAAATATCTCATAGGCTTTGTAACATCTTAATCATTCGGGGGCATGGGTGAATATCTGCCTTGTCCTTTCTCACACTGTTGTGCGTGTAGATCCCTGCAGTACCTTTGAATGCCTCTTTATCTATACTGAATATCTCTGACCGGTAAGTCTTAGGAATGTCATAGGTCTCACACAGGTACTCCACCAACTGCCGAGTGCTTTCAATCTGTTCATCTGTATATTTGTACCAATACTTATTTCCTTTGTATGGAGTTTCTAAGGTAGTTACCATGGATGGGTCCACCACTCCCTTAACATAGTTGTAGTACTTACCATCCTTTAGCTTCAACGGACCCCAATTGCATACCTCAATACCTACACTTAGCTTGTTTAGGTTTTGGTATTTGAGTCCATGAGCTGAGAAATCTTGGCTATCTATCCCCAGGTGATAAGCCCAATGCTTAGATGAAAAGCACTGTACTATTGTACCTCTTTCACCTATTACAAATGCAGTAGCAATCCTATCTGAGTTGCTATTCCACCAACGTGATACAGCTACAGCATTACCATTGCCTGCAGTGTGGTGTAGATAGATTTGTTTTTTTTCAGACTCCTCATGGAAGTACTGAGCATTAGATAGGCGTTCCTGTAATATCTTGCTTGTGTCTAATTTCATCCACCTCTTTTTTAATATCTTTAGCTCTAGCGAAAAGATTTTTCATTGACTGCCATAGGTCAAGCCCTTTTACTGCTTTGTAGTTTTCATTGATACTCATGACCTCGATTGATACCAGGATGAGTGCAAGTACCTTAGTGAGTAGTAACTCTACTGAGAAAAACTGCAGGATGATATGGTTAAGAATGAATTGGTCAATCATGTAGAACATGATAACAGTTACCTCATAGAGTAGCATCTTGCTAATGATTGCAGATAGGCCCCTGCTTGTGATTGGCACCTTGCGTTTAATGCTCTTCCATACCCCTGTGATAGTATCAAGTAAGATCACAAAGCCTACCAAAAACAATAGCCCTGAAATAGGCATTAAGAATGCACTAATAGTTGCCAATAGTTTTATCCAATTGGCTTTCATTGTGGCTAATAGTATGGTGAGCTGTGACTTCATTACAAGATTAGGATGCTGTTGTTATATCCATTCTCAAGGAAGTTACCACACATACCTGTGCAGGTATCCTGCCATTGAGTAATACATGAGCAGTTTTGAAACATTGGTCTGAGGTCAGTATCCTGATTAGCTGTAGATATGAATATAGGGAACAGGTTACGGTTAGCTAATAACCATCTTATAAGACGTTGCTCAAAGAAACTAGCTTTTTGTGCATAGTGTTCCATACCAAATGCTACCTCACTGCGTGATACACTTGCTGAATAATCACCGTTTTGAGTCTGAAGTCCTTTGTTTTTTAGCTGATAAGTCAACCCAAATACAGCATCCTCAGCACTTCTCCATGCAATGACCGGCTGAATGAACTCAACTAGGTCAATCTCATCAGGTGTAAGCGTCTGATTGTTGTATGCAGTTAGCATGTGATTGTAGAACGTGGTGCCTAAGATAGGCTGAACTCTCAATGCTGCCTGAGTAGCTATGTATGGGGTTACATCAGTCACATCCACATTAGCTGTGATGGGTGTGTTAGTCTTAAGGTAGGTTTCAGTGATAAAATATAACATCAGATTGCAGGTGTTTGTGCTGCTGCAGTTGCAGCTGCTTGTGTAACATCTCCACCATCTACAGGAGGCAATGAAGCCAGTGCTCTAATCTCATTGATGGTCATGGTCTCAAGTACTTTGGTAGCTACCAATGGACTCAATGTGTTCAATGCATCATTAGTCTTAGAACTTTCACCCTCAAGTTCCACGATGGTCTCATTAATGATTTGAAAGTTATTAATGGTGAACTCAGCAGGTATGCGAGCAATGGTTAATATCTCCTGAAAGATAGTAACTACCTGAGCACGTAACTCCATGACCACGTTTTTCTCAAATATCACATAGGCCTGTTTGATATCTGACCCATTACCCAAGCTACCAGTGGTACGGATACCCATTAGTATAGGGTCAATGGTATGGCTAAAACAAATCTGCTCAGTGTTCAATGCAGATGCCTCATGGAATAGCTTATCATTGCCATTAGTTGGTAGGCTTTCAATCTTTGGAAGTTGGTCCGCTGAGTTAGCAAAGAATGCAACTGCCTTACCTGCATTGGCTGCACCTTTAAGACGGTCAATAGTTTCCTTGATCATGTGTTTTTCTTCCTCAGACTGTGGTCGTTTAGGGAACATCATAGCAAAGCTAGGAAACACACTATTTTGGATGTTACTTTTAGCAAAGTAAGATAGCTCACCACTTAAAAAAGCAAAGTTTAATGCAGAGCTGTATGTTGGTAGTGAGTAAAAGTCCTGACCAACTGACTTAACTTCGTAGGAATATAGCTGACATTCATCTTTACAAGTGATGTGATAAGGCTTAATCTCTTGCACATCTATGTTAGTACTCCA